GGCGCGCAGGCGCAGCACGCATGGCAGGTTGTTCCTGCTGCGGTGCGCTCATTCCGGCAATGTCTTGGTACATCTTTGCCACGCTACTTACCCTTCGGCTTTGGTTTCTGCTTCGCTTGTTCGGCTTTCACTTTAAGCTGGTGCTGGTGCGCCTCTTCCTTATGGCGCAATGATTGTTCGTGTTGCTGCTGCTTAATTGCCAACTCCTGCTGACGCTGTTGAGCTTGCATTTCGGCTTGTTGCTGTGCGGTCATCATCTGCTGTTGCTGGCTGGCAGCGTCAAGCTCTTGCTGGCTAGCCTGTTGTTGCTGGTCAAACTGTGCTTGCTCTTGCTGCTGCTGTAGGTCCATCTGTGATTGCTGTTGGGATTGCTCCATTTCCTGCTGAGACTGTTGCGCAGCCGCTTCGGCCTCCGGGTCGGGTGGAGGCGGGGCATTGGGGTCTGGCGGCTCCGTCTTCGGTAGCATCGCACCCTCAACAGAACGGTCGAAGATGTCGCCTGCCAAACCAATCAGCCAGTTGTACGGTGAAGTGTTGCCGCTCATCGCCATCTGGATAAACGGTTGCAAGAGCATCGACGACAACTGGTTGAAGTCCTCGGCCAGCTTCGCTTGATTACGACGCCTACCAGAACCCGCCTCTACGGTGTAGCTCATTTCGGCAGACGCATGGGAAGCTACCTCAATAAGTTCCTCTTCCGTCATGCCATCTTTGCCAACCTGAACCAACTCTTCCCACAACTGGGTAAGTGGTCCAGATACGGTAATCTCAGGCAGTGGAATACCCTGCTGTTGTGCAATCGCCGCCGCCTCGGGGTCGGTCTGTGGGTCCGGTACGCGCGTATCCTGTTCGCCAAAGAAAGGCATGATGATGTCTTTGCCAACGTACAACCGTGTTGCCAACGCTTCCTTGGCGGCAACGCGGCTATTCCACTCCTCGACACAATCGGCGAAGTCATCCGGTCGGCTCGACAATCGCTGCTCTCTTGCTCTGGTAGCTGTAGCCGAACGGTCCTGAGTCTGCGGCGCACCGCCGTACAACGCGCTCGTCATACCGGATGCGTTCTGGAAAGCCATCTCCACCTTGTCTGTGAGTACCAACAGGTCTTTCTTAAACTCGGGGAAGTCAACCCGCTTGAACAACTTGTCGAACTCGATACCCGGCTCGCCGTCGTACCAGAGAATCTCCATGTCCTGGCCGTGTGCTATGCCGTTGACAAGCGACTCTTTCAACTGCTTCGACGCCATGAATAGGTTTCGGCAACTCACCTTCACTTTGGACATGAGGTAGCTGTAGGAATGGTCAAGCCACGCAAGCAGTGGCAAGCAACCATCCAGTGGCGACGTAGCCCATGGGTCATTGCTGTTCGGCAAGAAGTCCAGTACCGCCACCGGCCACGGGTCGGTAATCTTGTCGGCATGGAACGGGATCGGCCAAGCAAGACGTGCCTTCAAGTCGGCAATGTCAGGCTCGTCTCCCAACTTCTGGGGAGGTAGATTCAACGGGTACTCAACCCCAGGCATGATCGCCAGATAGCAGGCGTCACCCAGAGCAGACATCGTAGCTTCCAAATCCTTCAGCGAATCCGGCGCGTCCTTGAGCCAGTGTCCGATGCCAATGCGTGAGTACACTTCGTAGTACACACACACGTCCCCGTCCTTCTCGGTGGGAATCAGGTCGGCACCTGTCCCCTCTGGAGAACTGTATATCTTCTGCGAAGACGCAAGGTTGCTCTCGTAGCTACCGCGAAGCTCGTCCATCGGGATGCCAAACTTCTTCGCCGTTGAAACAACCGATTCCACCCGCTGGCGGATGATGTATCCCTGCCGCTTCCACGACCGGCTATCCGGGTCACACAACAGGCCGTTCACGGAATCGTATGTAGAGACGGGAATGGGGCCATACGGGCCTTCCTCCATTTCACTCCAAAGGCAACACCTCCCCTTCACCAACGCTTCAGGCAACGCCCTACGCTGCTCTCCGTACAGGTTGTACTCGCTTGGCAGGTAGTTGAGCCACCACTTCATCATAAAGCTGCGCATTGCATCCACCGGCTGCAATGCAGACTGAATCATGGCCGCGTGTTGTACCCTTCCCGCAATGGGTGGGTACTGTGTCTGTGCCATGTTGATAATCTCAGACGGTATACCCGGCCTGCGGGGGGATGCCAGTCGATTGGGAACCTTGGCATGGATGTACGGCAGCATGACCGAGATGTATTCACGCGATAGGTTGCGGCGGGTCTTCCAAACGGCGTCTTCCGCGAACGGGAACGCCTGCCCCTGTTCGTCTCGGGCGTCGATGTAAAGCTCCTCGTAGGTGGAGCCGACGAAAGCCCACGCGCGGTCGGCTCCTTTGGAAAACTGACGCCATTTAGCCGCTTGCGAACGTGGGATAATCTGCTCCCATACCGCAACCACTTCGCGTAGAAACGTCTCGGTCTGCATCATTCGGCTCCTACAGGCGTAAGCGTGCGTGGCGGCCTACCTGGGCCTCGGCGCACCATTTCGGCAATCTCGGCCTTCGCTTCAGAAACGACGGGGTCGGCCTTCGGCTTTGGCAAGTCTCGTAATCCGGTGGCTTCCTTCAGTCTGGCGATGTCTGACGCCATCGAGTCCAGCATTGCCATTGCACGGGCCAATGTGTCGTCGCTGCGCATCCGGCGTCGTTCGACTTCGCTGATGTCGAAAATAGCGCGGTTGTTCGGGTCTTCGGCCAGCCATTCTGGGTTGTTGAGCAATCGAGGGTCGTTGCGATGGCGGCAGTCTCGATACATAACTGTTCCGTTTTCAGTCATTACCTCGATTGAACAACTGCTCACCTTCGGTTGGCTAACCTTGCCAAGGCGGCGTTTGCTGAATCCGATGTTCCAGGCCACCTCAACATTCTGGCCGCAGTCCAGTTTGGGAAACACAAAACCAGTATCGTTCACTTCATGTTCGCTCACAACACAACTCCTTAAACAGAGGGATTAACCAACAGCGGAGGTCGCATGTCGGAGGTTACTTCTCTTTCCGTACCGATCTTCAAAGTCGCGTACCGCAAAACTGACGGTCTGCGATTCCGATTGGGAGGGACTGTAGTATCTGGGTCCAAAGCCAGCCGCGTATTCAATCGCATCTAATAAATCGCAGGGCTGGTTGTCAAACTTCTGACGCTTCTCGGGGTCGCGTCGGTCGCTAATTGCACCCTTGATCTGCTTCTCCAATTCAGGCACGGTGCCACGCATGATTTGTAGTACCGGCGTTCCGGCGAACGGGCCTTCTGCACGAAGCGTCATCCAGTTACGCAAGGCAATCGTTCTCGCCTTCACGTCCGGTGTGCCAGGAAAGAATCCACCCATCGGTCCCAATGTCCTGGGTCGTAGTCCGATAGCGTCCAGAGCGAACCAGAACTGTTGTGCGGTATTCTTCGATGCGGCGAAGCTATGCTGCTTTCCAGCACGCTCGTCCATGATGATTGCCTCGAATTGAACGTCTCGCTCTCTCTCCTGTAGCTTGTACGCCCAGATAGACTGCTCCGCGTTTCGCATGACCCAACCGTCATACACGTAGGCATGAGCTTCGTCGGGGTCCACGGCAATCAGCAACGTGGCACAAGCCTGAGTACCAGGGTCAACGATAGCGTAGCGGCACCAGTTGTTGGGTATCTCGAATGGGTCGCAACTATGCACGTCTGCCGTGTACGTGCCATAGACGTACCTGAACGACACTGCTGGCACGCCATAGTAGCGTGTCTGCCGTTCCTCTTCCGTGAGGTAGCTGTTGTAGAGGAATGCCTTCTCCGTGTCGGGCACGTAAGGGTTCTCGTCTACTACGAAGCTGAATCGAGCATAGCCTGGAACATGCTGTATCGCGTTCTCACGCATGGCACCAAACTCTGGACTGGCAACCTGAGAGGTGGCACACCACAGGAATCGTGGCGTGTGTCCAGCACCTTCACCCAACCCAGTCAGGCCGCGAACGATTTCGTTGTACCACTCCCGCTTTTCCATTTCTTCGTCAACCATAGCGAAGTTCAAGTGGTCGCCTTGGTCGGGTCGAGAGCCGGACGGTCGGCACTCAAGCCGCCATCCAGTGCTGGGGAGGATTACGGTACGCGGTACTTCACGCGCCGCATTGTCCCACGCTACGGTTCCAATGAGTCTCGGCGGCAACAGTGGCGGCGCGTCTTTCCACTTTTCGCAATATGCTAAGTCGTAAGGGTCGATGTGTAGCGGGTCGTTGGGGTCGGGCCGCACGGCACGCCACTCATTACTGATTTCGTCACGGATAATCTTGAACTCGCCGGGGTGTGCCATCTTCCGCCACAGCATGGCGATGTTGTCTTCCTTCAAGCCAAGCAAGAGAGCAATTCCGTTGCGGCGCGGGTACTTATTATGTACGTCCGTACCAGTCAATGCGCGGGCTAACTCTGCCAACGTCGATAGAGTTTTACTACTGCGGTTGCTGCCCTCAAGGCAAACAAATTTCGCTCGACAGGAGTGAAACTCTTCCGCCTTTGGCAACGGCTTGTACAACGCCAGTCCTTCGCACTTCAACTCCGCTATCCGTGCCAACACGGCGCGTAGTCGGGTGCGATTGGCGACAGTCACCTTGTCCCGAGTGGGAGGCGAGAACCCAGCTTGCAAGTAGTTTCTCGCAAACTCGGCGTCTACCAGTGGTGCAAAGTTAATCGCTCTCGCCATCGTCGTCTTCCGGTTCCGGTTCGTTCTTCTCGGCGTTCAGTAGAATCTTTGCCTCATCCAATGCCGCCTCGATGCTCATGTTGTTCAAGTCTTCGTTGCCGCCAAACTTGGCTATGGCCGATAGGTAGTTGTTGTGGAACGTCATTCTCTGCGACGATCCTTCAGGCGATGCCATGACATCCTCAGACACAAGACGCAAGTAGCCGTCGAGTCCGCCAAACTTCACCATCAGGCCAGACAGCAGCTTTCGCACGTCAGGCAACGTGGCGTCGTCTACGGACAGTCGTTTCAGGATTACGTCGGTGTCAGCCATTTTGGTCCATCTCGTAAATCGCGGTAGCCTGTAACTCAACTAGGGTTCGGTTGGTGAATCCGGCGGTTTGCCATTCGTGGGTAACAAGGTTTCCTCGAACTGCAACGTGGGTTCCGACTCGCATGGAGGCGACTCGTTCTGCGACTCCCAATCTTGCAGTAAGCTCATACACATCTTCGTTTGTTCTGACAGCAAAACGGGCGATAGCTTTCGAGGCACCGTGAACGTTGTGTGAAATGGGCTTTTTCTGTAGGAAGCCTTCGAGCCTGAACGTTGCTTGGTGGCTCGGGCCGCTAGATACTCCCCCGAACTTATCCACCTTGTCCCCAGACACACTGGACACGGCTGGGTCCGACACCCGCACTGCGCAAAGGGTATCGCATTGCTGAGAATCACCTGGATGTGGTCGAGATGGTGGCATAGTGCATCGAAGTCGAGTTTAGAGCCACACGGTTCTGTCCGCAGAGCTTCTAGTTGCGCACGTAAATAGAGGAACTTGTTTACAAGATCCCCCATGTACTTGCGTTTTCCAAACACTGCGTCCAGACTGTGTGGTACTGCTGCTTCCCATGGGTCCATTGGAGGAAATGGCCTTCGGTAAAACCCACCCAATCCCGACTGCATCCGTACAGTCGGGATTGAGTGGTGAACACAACTCGATTCACTAGCTCGCCGGATCGGACGACTTCAGGCCGCCAGTCACGTTGACGCTGGCGTAACCGCTGACAGTCGTGCTGAGTGCTTCATCGGCAATGCCAATGCAGTAGCTCCCGGCAGTCAGAACGGTCACGTTGTCGTTGCTGGCGTATCCCATGACAAGGATACCGGCAGCATTGACACCAGACTCGGCCTTGGTCAGAACGTGTCCCGATTCCACAACGTAGAACACGTCGTACTGGGCGATGTCCTGGGTTGCCGAATAGGCGTCGTCGAAGATGGAGCAAACCTCTCCATCCGCATTGCACAAGGCGTCCGCGTTCTCGCCAATCTTGCCAGCCGTGTAGCTGACCGTCTTGCCGCGAATGTCCGTCAGTGCGGCGTCCGCACGAACGGCACGGAGAACCAGCGGTCGGCCAGAGCTGTCCGTAGTCTCGAACAAGCGGCCAACGATGCCCGCGCCGCAAGTGGTGTTGTCCGCAAGAACAAGCTGTCCGCCGTCCTTGTAGGTCGTTCCACGCGGGAAAGGCAGTGTAGCATCTGCGTACATAGTATAGTTCCTCTTTCTTTAGGTTCAGGTTCAAATCACACACTCACGCAGGGTTACGAGCCTTCGCTGGTAAGACCCTTCAGGTACAGCACGTAGGCCGGGGAGTCGATCACGAGATTTCCGTGGAACGAGAACCGATACTGGCGGTCGCCAGTGCGAATCTCGGTGTCGTCCATGGTCTTCACGAGTTGGTTCCCCATGCAGCGGAGTTCCAACGTGTCGAAGTTCAGGCCGTAACCGCAGCCGCTCGGGATTCCGAACTCGGTGGCGAACTTGATGCCGTCGAAAGACAGCACCTGGATCCCCTGGTCCAAGTCCTTGGCGGTCGAGTCCAACTGGAACTGCTGATCTTTCTTCAGCGAGTTCTTCGCGCGACGCAGAAGTTCTGCTTCGAGCATGATGACATCGGGGGTCTTTCCGTACAGCATCCCCATGTAGGTGGTGCCGTAGCGGCAAGCGTACACCCAGCAGTCATCCCAGTTGTTGTCCTCGGTGCTGCCGTCCTGGATGAGGTACACGCTGTTGTAGTCCACGATGAGCGGGGACAAGGCGTGGTACTCGTAATCGCAGGCGTCCGGGTCGTTCACTTCCGGCCAGTTGTGGCCAGTAGGAGCCGACCAGTCGCCGCTGGCACCCAGAGCCGTGGACTTCCCGGCGTAGATGTCGGACGGATCGCCAACGGGAACGCCTGCCAACGTGTCGCTGGCAGCGTTAATGCCACCGGAACTTAATGTTCCGCCGCAGCTTTCCAACCCGTCCAACTTGTTCGTGCCAGTACCATCGTAATAGAGTGACGGTCCGAAACGAGCGTTGAAGTCGTCGGCGCATTGGGTTGTGATGTCGTCCAGTTTCTTGAAGTACGCCGTCTCGGAGTCCTGCAATGCCAGAACCTCGATTTCGCGTACCGCTTCGCCCATCCAGGCGGTTTTGTAATCTAAAGTCAACACGGTGTTGACGTTCGTGACGTTGAAGCTCACCGTGTTGGGATTGCCTGGACCCCAGGTAATCTCACGACGCCGGATGCGCGGTCGCCATTCCATCTTCAATCCGCCGTTCCCGAAGGAAACGCGGTTGCGACGGGTCATCTCGCCGACCAGATAGGATCGGCGGTTAATCGGCTCGACCTTCTTCTTCAACATCTTGTTGATAGCAAGAGTGGTAAGCCTCGCAATGTCTGTAGCAGCCATGTTTGTCCGCTCCTTGAGCAGTTTTTCGTTCTAGTAATGGAGGGATACGCATGGAGGAGGGATAAATTGCTGGGGAGTGTGGATTCTCGGGGAATTGTCCTCACCACCCAGCGCGACCAACCAAAGCCCTCCGAACAATGGCTGGCCGTGTTCACTTAATCGCCCTGGAGGCTAGGCGACGTTTCATGTCTGGAAGTATTTGCTCCAAAGTTTCTCCAGCTTCAATTCGCTGGATCACCTCGTCATCGTCGTCTTTGTATTTCTTTGTATGCACCGCAACCCCGTCCGAACGAGCAGCAGTTAATTTTGGCTTCGGTGGCGACTTGGCGGCGCGTTGTACGCTACCAAGCACCAGCTTCGTCGCCTCCTTGAAGGCATTCACTGCCACCATGTCTGGATTCTCTTCCCGCAATCGAAGGAACTCGGATTCCACCTTCTTTCCTTCGGGGGTCAGAGAACCACGCTCGTTCCCATCCACAAACAACACGCTCTTGTACTGCGCTTGCCAATCGAGGATTGCCTTCTCTTCCGCTTGTGCCGCTTGCTGTTGCTGAATACCAGCAGCAGTCTGACTCACGGCGTCGGGTAGTTGTTTGATTCTCGGCCATGACCTCGCCATCTCCATCAAACGCTTCTGAACGGCTTTCGAGTACGCCTTGTACTTGTCAACGATGTCCGCTGGCGCACCCGCCGCTGGGATCATCTCCCCCTTGTCGTCTTGCCGAATCTGCAATACCCAGTTTTCGGCCTCTTCCGGGAAATCCTCGACGTTCTCAGGTATCGCTCGAATCTGGCGTTCCTGTTCCGGCTTAGTTCCGGCCAGAAACGCCGCCAAATCCTTCTCTCGACCCTGTAGCAACGCCTTGACGGCCTTCCCGTACTGAGCGTCCTCGTCTCGCCTGCCAATCGTTCGTCGCGCTTCCAGAAGTCCCTTTACCGCCTCTTCGGGGGTCTTGAACACTTCCGTCAGGTCTTCGCCAAACTGATCTTGTACGTACTTGAAAAAGTCGCCATCATCTTCCGGGGGGGTTTCCGCAGGTTCGTCAACGACTGCTTCTGCGGGTTCCTCGACGGGCTTCTCTTCGGCAACTTCTTCTTTGGGAGGGGTATCTGAGGAG